GTTACTGGTTTAAATGGAAACTCGGGTAACGTATTACTTGAAGTATACGAAGTAAGCGCCCCTTAATTATTACTGCTCTGGAGAATGAATGACGATCTTGCACTCTTGTGCAGCTTTCGTTCTCCAGAGTCTTTCCCAATTGTCTCTCCATGAGAGATAGTTCTTAGCGGAACGCGGTCCCTCTGGGATCTTTTCATGCGAATCGGATTCGATGGAGTCTTTCTTCATCGAATCAAATCCCCAGAGGTGAACTTCTTTATAGCGTCGTATGCAGTAACCAACTGCGTAATGACCAGTTGATTCTCCATTCTTGAGAACTGTATCAAGTCTATCAATGACTTGAGGTGGGTAAGGACATTGCGAGGCAATCCTATCCAGAGCCCAAGGTAAGATGATCGGCCAAGGAAGTTTGATATTATTGTTATGAATATGATCGATTGCAACTTTGTCCATGATGAACGAAGCTGTCAATGGAAGAGCAAAGTCAGAAAGGTTACATCCATAGACGTCACCTTGAGGATCATTTACAAAATTCTTTCTTGAGGGGCCGTTACCTAAAACATGAGCCACTTCTTTCATGATCAATCGATACGTTTTTGTCTACGCTTTCCGTCCCAGTTCTCGCCTACGCTTGGCGCATTTCCACAGATGTGATATACGTAAGCATTTGTTAAGAGATGACGCTTATTACCAGGCCACTGTGTTGCAAAGAGAACATCATCATGAGCTGCCGTACCTAAAGAGTATGGGTAAGACTTATGAGATTGAGCATTGAATAATTGAAAGAATCCAATTGGAACATATCCATATAATCCATCAACGTATCTTCCAGAAGGTGGGCGATGATGATCTGAATGGATTACATATCCACTATGGTGTTGCTTCTTATCTTTTAATGAATCGATCTCTTGGTTTCCAATTACATCAACACGATCAGCTCCATAGACTGCCATAGGATCTAAATGAGTTTGATTAAACAGAATTCTACGAAAGTTATTTGGTAAAACAATGTCGGAGTCAAGAACTAATCTCCAACCAAAGTATTGGAAATAACCAAAGCCGGCATTGATGGCAGCACCTTTATTAAATGATCTACCATTTTTTTTGAATAGGTCGGTTTGAACACAGATTGCTCCATGTTTCTGAGCTACTAACTGAGTCTTCTTATCCTCAGGACTTGTTACGACAATCATCGTGTCGACCTGAGACATATTATGCGATAGCGATACATCGAGGAAATCATCGAATCCTACACATGTAGTAACAACCTCGAGACGGGTTGAGTCAGTGAGGTATGATGGATTTGAAACGTAGCCAGAATACATTGTCATATTATTATTAAAATAAGTGTTAAAGTCAAATATATATATACTTTCATTCTTGATCAATTGAAGTTAGGATAAATAAATACACGATGTTTACAAGAGTCTCATCATCTCCATATTGCTTTCGACAAAAGAACGATAGAAGTAAAAAGCTCTATCTCAGCTCAGGCATACATGGAAATGAGACATCTGGTCCTTACACACTCATGAGACTATTGGAGCAATCCGATTTCTTTCGTGGAATAGATACGACGGTATTTCCTATTCTAAACCCTTACGGAAGAGATCATAATCAAAGACACAATGAGAATGACGTGGATCTCAATAGGGACTATAAGTACCAAAAAGAGATCGAGACTCAGAATCACGTAAAGCTGATCACGTTTGACTATGATCTCGCTATCTGTTTTCATGAGGCAGATGAAGCTGACGGTGCATACATCTATAAGCCTAATGCCAATAAGAATTTTATGGTTCTTGAGAAGATACTTAAGGCGATGAACGCGACTATGTCGATCGATTCAAGACATAAAGACCTATTCATAGAGCCAGGAATTGCCCGTGAAGTAAGATACAAGGAAGAGCACGAAACCGAAGCTATATTCTTAGCCAATCATGGAGTGGATGCTTTTACGATAGAAGTCCCTCACAGTTTACCGATGTACCAGAGAGAAGCCACGATACGCGCGGCCATCACTGAGGCCATCAATATCCTTAAGTCTCCTTCGACTTAACGTATTCGTAGATCTCTTTCCAGGAAGTGACTTTAGGAACATCTAGGACCGCATCGTGATTATGCGGCTGAGATAGGAACAATGCGTCTAAGCCTAGGTTCTTTCCATCGATGGCGTTCTCAGGCTTATCCTCGATCCATATCAATCCGGAGTCCTTATAAGGAGAAAGCGCCGCATGTTTTGTAGATCCCATTGGAAGACAATAGATGTCCAAAAACACATCTTCTCCGAAGACCTTATTTAAATTACGCTTTCTAAAATATACAGTAAGTCTAAAGTTACCAACCGTGGTAATGACTATGAACTTATAGTTTAACTCGTTGTGCAGCTTTCTTACGTATTCTTGAGAATCCAACAATGGATCCAAAAAGCCTATATCTATTGATTCGTTAAAATCTTTAATGAGTTGGTATCCTTCTTTTTCTGTGATATCAAACCTCTTATCGATGTCGTATGTGCTATGATCTTTTACGTGATAGCCCTTTTGATTAAGCATCCAATTTGCGAAGGCCTGGTTCCAATTTAATAGAACACCATCACAATCGGTAAGAATTATCTTTTCTTTTGGTAGCATGATCTATTTATGGCTTCCGTTACTAAAGTCAAAAGACGTGATTCCTCTATCAAATTCTTTATGGTGATTGGGACACAGGAACACCAGATTCTTAAGAGAGTTCACTTCTTCGACGAGAGTTTCATGCGGAAAGTCTGCGATCGCTTTCACATGACAAGCTTCTACGTATGTGGCGTATCCACAGACTTTACAAGAGTAAGGAACATTATTGTCCTTCATTACTTTTCTTGCGTGTATACGAACGCTATGAAACTTACCTCGAGAGCTGTTCGCGGGGTATTTTGCGTTATAGTCGCCTAATGTCATTTTAGCTATTTGCATGATCTACCTCTTATTTCAACGTTGTTTCTTTTTAAAAATTTCAATATGGTCCCACAGCATACATTGTACTTTGCTCCTATTTGAGAAGCCGTTCTGCGTCTGGCATACGCAGCGATAATATCAGCTTTTTGTTCTTCGGTTGGAGAAAAAACAATATAGCGATTGGCTTTAACACTATTCTTTTTCAGGTGAAGACGAACTGCTGCATCGCTGATCAAGTATCTTGAGCATATCATTTGCCAAGATTCGCCCTTCATGTAATCGGTTATCGCGTCGATCTTTTGCTGTGGACTAAGACGACCGTACGGTTTTTTACCTTCTGGATATACGATCTTCATACCTTAGCCAATGATCGATTTTACTACCGAAGAGAATCCTTTTCGAGGAGCATTGTATTTTCTAGCGATCTTATAACTTTCGCCATTGAGTACTTGACAATGGCCTCCAGTCTTATGATCCCAGATCATGACGCCAAACCTATTGGCCTGCTTCTCACGAGGCACATAATTTGGATCAGTCAAGAAGCCCATTTCTATTAATTTTTGAGTTCTTTGTTCTTGGGTAAGATTATTCATTAATGATCTATTAGTCGATTTTACTGCTTTTGTTTAAAAGCTCTACGACTTCTTCCATTGACTCCATGACTTCCCATGTACCATGAGGAGGACAATGAACGAAAGTGACTTCATCTATTGTACCATCTTCGCGGACGGCAATATTGTGGTGAACACTGACTACTATATCAGCATTCAGGGCGATAGGTTTAGTCTTGTGTATAGGAGCAGCGTTAGTGAGTGTGATGAACATAAAGGTTTGAGAAATTAAAAATTCGATCTAGCATTTCGACGGCCTGAGAATCTATGCACCAGCCGATGCTGTCTTCAGTTTCGACACGAGCAAAGTACTTCCATTGACCATTCTCGAACATGTTTTGATCATAGAACCAAGCCTGGCCTTGGTGATACTCTACCTCTCCTCTCGGAATGAATCTCGTGCTAATTGGATCCGTGGTAAGTATGATGTATTTTTTAGTAGAGGCATTCATGTTAGTGTTTTTGGTGGATATAGACGTCAAAACGAGCGGCATCTTTCATACGAATGCCGCCCATTTGAAAGTAATGGTAATTAACTGAGGCTGGATTATTCTTGCCTAAACGGCCTTTTACACTCACGCGATAAAGCTTTGGTTTTGTATTGGTATAAGCTGCAGTCTTTTTAGCAATCGCATTTGCAGCTGATATTGATTTACGAACTAACTCGATACGGAACATATCGTCTGCGCAGAGAGGATCTGCGGTAAATACATAAGAAGAGGTGCGGAGTTTGTTTAATTTCATGACTACATTATACACTATTCTCTCGAATAAGTACACAACTATATTCATTCATAAGTAGTTGATAACCAACAACTTAGAAAAGCCTGTTATTTTACCGCTTTTCGAATTGGCTTTTTCTGCTGAGATTGCCTCTTTTTAAGCCTCTTATTTAAGCGATTTACGACTTCTTCTGCGGTTAACCAGATGTCTTTATTATCTAGAATAGCCTTAATCTCATCAAGTTCTAAGAAATCTTCATAGATCTCCTCGAAGAGCCTTTCGGACCATTTTCTCTCGTGTTTGATCTGGTCAATCATCTCTCCACCTTTACCAACCGTACCACCCGAGTAGTTGTGGAACATGAACATGGAGTGAGGCGATATCTCGTATTGATCGGCCATGAGAAATATGATCGTTGCTGCCGACATGCAAGCTCCTTCGACTGAGGCCATGATTGGTGCCCTACACTCTTTCATGACTCTCATGAATTGAATTGCAGTCCAGAGGTCTCCTCCACAAGAATTGATGTATATCTTAATCGCGTCATTAGAGGAGGAATGACGAATTGTATTGAACCACTCGGTGTATTTTAACGCCTCGTCTATCTCTCCAACGATATAGAATTCGTGAAGGTGACCCAATGGTTTATCTGTAAAAGAATCGGCAGGCTTCTTTCCATTATTTAATAAATCAGCAAAAGGATTGTTCAGCGTCTTTTGATTTTTCATGCAGTACTAGTATGTATATGATTAAGCGTGTCCAAATAGCTTTCTTTTTCGATATTCTTCGATGGTATCAAGTAAACTATCGGTCCAGTCATCGCGATGTTCTATGAATACGAGAGGTTCTTCGTAATCTACAGACATAAGCGTTACGAGTTGAGTGATTGGTATTCCAGTTCTTTCTTCGAACATGATCGCATACGCGGCTTCCTGCATGAAGTAATTCGTTATACCCGATCGATACTTCTTTTTCTTTGAGGTTTTTATGTCGACTATCGAGAGCTTTCCATCAAATTCTCCAATAATATCTACTCTACCGGCAACGCCTAGATGATCTGAATATAAAGGTTTTTCCTGGAGACGGATGTTATTGAGTCTTGCGTCTAGAATAGGCATCAGGGATTTAAAGTTCTGGAGTACGTCTGGCATAACACCTTGCTGAGGTATTTCTTCGTTATTGATATACTTCTCGACAAGAGTATGAACTGCAGTTCCTCGAACACAAGCTTTTCGGCTTATTCGATTCGCCTCTTCTTCTCCCACTCTGCTTCGCCATGCTTGAATATATCCTTCTGATAGTATCCCTAGCACAGTTGTGATTGAAGGATACTTATTTCCCTGAGGAGTGGCATAGGTGCGGCCAGTCTCCTTTGTTTCACAGAGTAAATCTTCGTAATCTAACTTGACTGGTTCATGCTTGAAAATCATTATCGTCTTCGTCAATAATATCAGTTATATCGTCTAGATGGATGTGTCGCTTCTCCATCAAGCGATCCTCTGGTATTCTCTGAGGCTTAGGCAACTTCTTATTGTGCTTAGGCTTCTTTTTTGAGAGCTCGAGTTCATTCTCCTCGCGCTGTGGTGTATTCATATCTGTTTTTCCTTTTGTACGATTTCTTTTGTCATAATGTAGTCTCTTACAAGACCGGACCTGACTATGTCTTGCCAACCAAATTCAGCACAATAGAAGTACTTCATCTTCTCTACGATCTCCATAAAATCGAGTATGCCAGACTTATCCTTGGTTCTTTCAAGGTCGGTCTGGTAATAATCACCACACATGATAAGCCTACAATTTTCACCCAGACGAGTGATGATTGAGTCTAATTCATGGAAGGTTAGATTCTGCATTTCATCGATGATGACGATTGAGTTTCGAAGAGTAATACCTCTTACAAAAGATGTCGTTAGAAATTCTACTTGATGCTTTGCCAATAGTTTACCCCAAGCTCCAGCATCTCCAAATAACTCTGAACATATTGCGATATAAGGATAAAGATAAGTCGCTTCCTTCTCCTCTCGATCTCCTGGTAAGAATCCGATGTCACGTGTTGGAACGATGGATCTTACTATGATAATCTTTTCTGCTTTAGATTCTCCTTTTAAGATTTCCTCAAAAGCAAGATACATCGCAATAAATGTCTTACCTGTACCTGCACTTCCTGAAAGACAAAGATTGTTATTCTTCTTATAAGCGTTAAAAACCTTTTTCTGAGTGTCGGTAAGAGGACTTATTTCTTTAAGATTTTCAAGACGAAAACCGGTTGGCTGAAGTTTGACCTTTTGCTGTTTTGATTTGGCCATTATGTTATTTGGTTCTAATAGTATGATTCTTTCCCGCACCGGCCTTTATTCGATCCTGGACTTCTTTCCAGCCATCTCCAGCTCTTTTGAATGGAGATACTCCATGATCATAATGAAAAGCACCAACCGCAACGCCTCTTTCTAGCTTTTTCTTCTTGCAGACTGGGCAGGGGGTGTTCTTAGCAAAATTATCGCGATCTGTGATAGGAACGCATTCTTCAAACTTATAGCCGCAAGCTTTGCAGTCGTAATCATAGGTTGGCATGATGTTATGTAGTAGTTTTTTTAATGAACCAGTCTGGCGGATTGCGCTTGGACCAGGCCATCTTGAATCTCGCTTGTTTGGTTTGATAGAAAGATTTATATGAGGTCACTGGGTCGTCAGGGTTCATACACTCTGGGTTTGACTTCATTGCCAGAGGAAATTGAGTGAGACCGATGTCTTCGATATTGTTTGGAGCTTCATCGAGTACGAATCGAAGCATCGTGTCGGTCTTATGAACTTTGCCATAACGATACGTGTACTCGTCACATAAAGCCACAAAGTGCTGATAGTGCCATAAGTAATTACTCAATGAAAGCATAGTCCACTTAGTGCAAGGGTGATTCATATGAACGGCTCGGTAAAGAGCTTGATTCATAGATGCGTCTGGTATAATCCAGCTTTTTACTTTACGGCCTTTGTCGTTACGTTCTTCATTAAGAACACCGTCGAGTAGTCGATGGGAGGTCGAGAGCATTTGAGCCGATTCGACCACCATCTTTACTACGTGCTTATCGCACTGTGACTGGGCTGCAAGAACTGGGTCATTATCTAACACGAAGATATTCATATCAATAACCTACACTATTTCGTGTAGGTTGTACATATTAAAGTGCTAATGCTTCTTGTTGTTGGTAGGGTTGTAAACTCTGAATATAATCTAAAAGGAACTGTCGTTTTTTCTGAATTAGAATTGCTTTCTTCGTATCCCCCTCTTTTTCAAGGCGCTGGATATAATAATCTAATTCTACTGAATCTTGTTTTAACCGTTCGATTTGTGATTCTATCATTTAGCTACGTGTATATTGTTTTAACGAGCATAATGTAGTGAAGCAGTGTTGCTCCTCAAGAAACTTGTTTTTTAGGTTCGTCCTTGATAAGATTTGGCCAAACCTCTTGAACTAATGCCTTCGTGATACCTTTATATCTTCCGGAAAACTTTTTATCCTTCATGGCGAATAACATCTCAGCGTCTTTTGGATCAACACCTTCGACGACTCCCATGAATAGGCTTTCTCTTTTTTGTGGAGATAGCTTTTCACCTGGACCACCTTTTATAAAGTAAGAGAATTCTACTGTCCTACGTTTTAAGTCTGATGGAGGCATTCCTTCCTCTGATAATTGAGAAGTGTACTTTGGAGTACCCTTTGGCAAAATGAAAACAATTGAATCGTCAAATGCGGCTTTTAAGACGTCCCTGAGTCCTAGGCAATTGTATTGTTTGAGTATTGCGATTTTTTCTGCTCGTGAAGAGGCATTGCCTGCTTTTTCAAGAATTTCGTGAATAGTTAAGTTTAGCATAGTTAGTTGAACTCCTCAGCACATTCAATGAGTTGAGCACATCGTTTAGAAATAAGATAGTTTAGTATATTAGAATTCGTTTTCACGGACTCGAAGGTATTTATAATCTCCGTCTTCTTATCCTCGGGTATTTGTGATAGGTCTATCATTGTCCTATTACGTATAAAGTTCTTATACGTTTCAGTGTCCATCACTGTCGACAGATTGTCCCATTGCTTGATCCATTCTTCAACTTTCTTTGAAGACAGAGGCTTTTGTCTTATACCGTCTACGAAAGTAGTATCACCGCTTAATACGCTAGGAACTCCGTCACCGGAGTCTCCTCTTAGAACTTTTTCTTGGAGTGCTCTCACTGGATCAGCTTCTCTCATGAGAGACTTCGTCATCGGTGAGAATTGTTTTACATTCTTGTAACGGTGAAGCTGAATGAAGTCTTTATCAGAAGATATGATCATCACTGGTTCACTTTGACCAAATCCTTGCGTTGACTCTACGAGAGTTGCAATCACATCGTCCGCCTCAAGCGTCTGGAGGTGAATAACTTTGTAGGGTAAATTCTCGGCGATCTCATCGCGAACTAGGCCTATGATGCGAAAGAATTCGTCCCAATCGAGACCAGAGTCTTCGCGATTCTTTTTACGATTTGCTTTATACTGAGGATAGACTTTCTTTCTCCAGTTGGATCCTCCATCACATGCAAGTACCATTTGACCATACTCTTCGCGATACTTTACATTGTACATACGAAGAGTATTCAGAATTAAGTGACGAATAAAAGCCTCGTTCACTTGAACATTCTGAGAAGAAAATATACTGGAGATAGCTATACCGGAGTAGTCGACAATGATCATGATTTAAGAATACTATACACGTACTCTTAGAATGTAAATACTAAAATTGTAGGGCTCTTAGGTGTTTCCGATTGATTCGAACCCAGATTAAGTCATTATAGTAATTGGAGTCCAGAATAGCCTTTCGAGTAATTTGCTCATACAGTTCGTAATAAGAGCACTCACTCTTTGAAGAACATATATGTAGTATTGTTCTCTCAAACTGTTCAACTCCAAGGACTTGCACATCTTCCTGGAGAACCTTATTTGAACCAAAGTAGTCTTTCCAATCGGATTCGAGATGCGTTCTCTTTCTCTTACCTTTTACTTTCTTAAATCCTTTAAAGAAGAATAGCTTCTTTCCTACGTAAAGTTTCCCAGAGTGCTTATTTCGAATAAGATAAACAAAGCCTATGTCTTTCTTGGGATCGAGATCATTTGGTTCAAAAGGCAAATTATTATAGTACCACATAAAGTGGTATTTATTATGTCTCTTCTTCATCTAAAATGTCGTCCGCCGAATCGGCTTCATGACTTCCGCAGAATGGACAATACTCTGGATATTGGTCATAGTCAGTGTCGCTATCTCCATTCTCGCTCTCTTCAGGCCAATCGATGGGTTCATCGGAGACACGAAAAGCGACTACGTAGATAGCGCCACAGCACGAACATTCTTTATCGAGCTTCTGGATCATGCTTCACAAGAGACGCAGTTAAGTAGATTCCTACTTAACTCTTGAGCAGGATGAGTTCCACGTTGATAATATAGAGTTTTGATTCCTTGCTCCCAGGCAAAGATCAGGAGTTGATTGACTTCTTTTGGTGGAGTCTTTGGGTGAACCATGATATTGATGGATTGACCCTGATCGATAAACTTCTGTCGAGCCGCTGCTTGGATAATGATCTCTTTCTGAGATAATTCGCCGAAAGTCTTGAAGACTTCTTTCTCAGCGTCTGTTAAGAATTTCAAGTGCTGAACAGAACCACCATGAACAAGGATTGTTTTCCATGTATCATCATCGTTCTTGTCGTACTTCTTGAGTACTTCCTTGAGGTATGGATTCTTATAAGTGAATGAACCTTTTGCAAGCTTCTTTACAAAGTAGTTTGAATTTAATGGTTCGATGCTTGGAGAAACTTGACCTAAGATAAAGCTTGAAGAGGTTGTAGGAGCAACTGCTAATGTGGTTACATTACGTCTTCCAGTTCCTTTTAAGAACTCTGGTTCGCCTAGCTTTACTGCTAGCTCTTCGGTTGCTTTATCAGCACGTTCACGAATCGTTTTCCAGATACTCGTGTTCAAGAGTTTAGCCTCAAATGATTCAAAGCCAATGCTCTTGGATTGGAGTAATGAGTGCCAACCTAGAACACCTAGACCTAGTGCTCTCTGGTTCTTAGCAAAGTTGTGTGCGTGATCCATGAACTTCATTCCCTCAGTCTTACGAACGAATTCTTCATTCACAGAATCAAGGAAATAGATCATCGTCTCAACTGCATCAGTCTCTTTAATTTCGTCCCAATGAAGTAGATTTAATGAAGAAAGAACACAGACAAAGCTTTCGGTCTCATTTGAACTGAGCATGATCTCAGAACATAGATTACTTGCATTGATCTTGCGACCTTTGTCTTTATAGACTTTAGGCGCAGCTTTATTGACGTTATCAGTAAAGAATATGTAAGGATAGCCAGTCTCAAAACGTTTCTGAATCACTTTACCCCAGATTGCACGCTTATCTTTATCGCCATCCAACATGGACTTCATCCATTTGTCAGTGATAGTAATGCCGATACTCATGTTCTGAATCGCATGGCCGTCGCTTCGAATCTGTAAAAATTCTAATACGTCTGGGTGTTCGATTGGTAAGTATGCGGCGAATGAACCACGACGAGCCGATCCTTGAGAGATCACGTCTGCGATCGTGTCAAATAACTCCATGAAATGAACTGGTCCAGATGATTCGCCTCCAACTGAGATACGAGTACCTCTGGCACGAAGATCGCCAAAGTATCCAGAAGTTCCGCCGCCATGCTTGGACATGATTCCAACTTCAGCTGCTTTGTATAGAATATCTTCCATTCTATCCGAGATGTGAGAATTGAAGCAAGAGACAGGTAGGCCTCTCTTGTTTCCAAGGTTCGTCCAGACTGGAGTTGCAAGTGAATAGAATCCACGAGACATATAGTCCTCAAACTTCTTTGCGAATCCTTCTATTCCTAGAATCTTTTCTGCGTTCTGAGCTATCTGATGAATTCTTTTTTCAGGAGTGACTCCTTCTTCTAAGTATCCTCTCTCTAGATAGAGTCTTGAATGATTGTTAAGCCAATAGTATTTCTCTGTATTTGTCGACATTATGTGTATTAAAATAAATCTGTTTCTGCAAAGCTCTGGGACTTCTTGGAGTATTCGATTGGACGACTATGGAAGAAATCGGTCATATTGTTACCGAGTATCTGTTCATCGAACCATGTCGTTTTCTTGATCATCTCTGGATCTACATCAAAGATCTTACGGTATCCAATTTGGACAAGGGAATCATTCATACGATTCATGATGAATTGATTCAATAGCTCAGTGTTTAACTTCTCTGCGCCGTATCCATTCACGATCCATTCGATGATCTTACTCTCGTACTTGATGGCTTCTTTTGCTTCTGAAAGAATCTTATCCTCAAGCTCTTGATCGAAGATCTCTCGGTGTTCTTCACGAATCACATTCACGATCTTGATGCCAATCATTGCATGAAGGTTTTCTTCACGTGAAGTGTACTCAACTTGCTTATTGGTATCTTTTAATAGATTCTTATAACGGCCAAAGTAACCAATTGTGTAAAATTGAGAGAATAAAGCTATGTTCTCAACGAAGAGAGTGAATAAGATTAAACTGTAAACGAACTGCTTCTTATTATCCGTATGAAAGTGCTGGAGGTACTTACGTAAGTAATTCACGCGTCCACGAATGATAGGTAATTCAAGAATCTTATCAAAAGAATCAGAGATACCTAGAACTTCAAGCAAGCGTTCATAGGCATCCCCATGAATTACTTCTGAATTGGCCATCACGTATCCAAGGTCATTGATCGTTGGATGCGGTAAATTCTCTCCAAGTTTTGCCCAGAACTTCTTTACAGAAATTTCTAACTGACCAATTGTGGATAAAGCACGAACAATGATTTCCTTCTCTTGTTCAGTTAAAGATACACGAAAGTCCTGGTTATCACTCTGGAAATTAAATTCCCTATGAGTCCAGAAGCCATTTTGCATGGCCTCAATATATTCT